AGAGTCATCACCATATTCTTTTTTAATGGCTTCTATAATAGTTTGTACATCATATTGATAATGCGCCCATATAACAGCTTTTCCTTCTACTTCATCAAGTAAATCCATTAACTCACTTAATCTATTATTCTTCACAATTTGAATAGAGCCATCATTAGCTTTAAAGTGACCACATGTTATCTGATGAAGTCTCATCAACTGAGTTAATGCATTAGCAGTAGTTAATAATTTGCCATTTAACTGAGCTAAAGCCATTTCTTTCATTTGTTTATAAACTTTCTCTTGTTCAGCCGTTAAAGTAATAATCCTTTTCATAAAAGTCTTTTTGGGAAGGTCCAAACAGTCGTCTTTTAAAACCCTATAAGAAAACGGTTTTATTTTATCAGATAATTCTCCTAGATTCTTATACCCAACTACAATTTCAACTGATCTTCCATTAAAATGAGCTTTACGCATGACTGCATAACGAGTTCTAAACGTATAATAAGAAGAATGATCCAATAGATACTCATCTAAAAATTCACATTGTTTATATAAATCTAATGGCGATTTAGTAATAGGAGAGCCTGTTAATATTCTTCTGTATTTTGCATATTGTCCTAGTGCAACAATACTTTTAGTTCGTTTAGCTCCTGGGTTTTTAATAGTAGTAGACTCATCAATAGCCATATACGTATTGTGTGAATTTAAAAATCTGGCTGCAAAATCAACACCTTTCTTTGTACTAAAGGATTCTACATTCATAATTAATATATGAAGATCATTACCTGTTTCAAACAACGTATCTAAAAGCTTCTGTTGTTTTTGATTTATCATTGCCTGCCATAAAACAGTTTTAGGGTGTATATGGTCAACTAAATGAATAGGTATTTCTTGAGAATACCAGTTTTTATATACCCCTTTAGGGGCTATAATTAACACACCATTAATCTTGCCATTATCATAAAGCATAGCAATATTATCAATGGCAACTTTAGTTTTACCAGTTCCCATTTCCATAAAGTACGCAAATACTTTTTTATTCCATGACTTTTCCAACGCAGTAGTTTGGTGTGCGTATGGCTTTGTCTTAAATTTATAATTCATCTTTTTCTACTTTCTAGTTGACAATATAAACATTCATCTCTATATTGTCAAGCATGAAAGACAAAGCGATAGTATATGTTATTCAAGAAATCCCAGGCACTGCAGAAGGTAGGCCTAAAATTAATATAATGGGCGCCCAAAAATATGGCGACATTAAGGTCTTGTTAAAAGAAGACTCACAAATTATTTTTAGTCCAGGTCCTATAATTTTTTCTCTACGTGCTAAATTAAAAAATTTTACGCAAGAGGATTATTTACTACTTACAGGCGATCCCGCTATTATTGGCGTTGCATGTTCTGTTGTATCCGATATAACAAATGGTAATTATAATTTGTTAAAATGGGATAGACAGGAAAAAACGTACTATCCAATTAAAATCAATCTATACGAGAAAGGAGAAATTGATGAGTAATGAAAACCTACAAAAAATGTTTGTTGAGGATGCACCTCAACAAGTAGATGAAATAGAAAATGTTAGAAGTCTTTCTAACTACGTAATTGATCTTCAGAAATTAGAAGGAGAAATAATAAAAGAAGAAACTCTTTTAAAACAAAAGAAAGAAAGAGCAGATAAAATTTCTTCCGAAGTTATTCCTGAAATTATGGAATCAATGAAATTAAAAACTCTTAAACTTCAAGATGGCTCTGCCGTAGAAGTTAAAGAAATTTATAGCGCTACTATTCCTGTCACAAACAGGGAAGGCGCTTATCAATGGCTTCGAGAAAACGACCTGGGTGATCTTATTAAGAATGAGATTACTGTTTCCTTTGGTCGTGGCGAAGATACCAAGGCGAGTGAGTACACTAGCCTTGCAGAGAGTAAAGGATATCAACCTTCACAAAAACTGAAAGTTGAACCTATGACTCTTAAAGCACTGTACAGAGAGCGAGTTGAAGCAAAGCAAGACTTGCCTTCTGAACATTTTAACCTGTTTAAGGGAAACAAAACAAAAATAACAAGGAGCAAATAACATGCCGCAAGAAACAAGAGACGTTACTATAAAAAAAGAAGGTAACTTACCAGCAACACTCAATTTCATTGAGGATGCTGGAGCAGGACTTGAGAATATAGATAAAGACGATTTAGCTTTACCATTTCTTAAGTTATTACAAACAGGTTCGGATGAGACTAAAAAGAAACATGCGAACTATGTTGAAGGAGCAGAAGCAGGAATGTTCTACAATACAGTCACTAAAAAACTGTATAGTGGAGAAAAAGGTATTGAAATAATACCTTGTTTCTACAAACTAACATATCCTGAATGGGCGCCTTTCGAGAGAAAAGAAGGCAGACCTGTCAGCCCTGATAGAGGTCCTGAAATTTTAGCTAAAACTAAAAAGGATTCTACAGGAAAAGATGTTTTAGAGAATGGTAATCAAATTCTCAAAACTGCAAATCACTTTGTAATCATCAATGGAGATAAACCAGAGAAAGCCTTAATGGCTATGAAATCTACTCAGTTAAAAGTGAGTAGAAACTGGAACTCTTTGATGCAAGATCAAATTGAAACTGATCCTAAAACAAATAAAAACGTTCCTGCACCAATGTTTTCTAGAGTTTATAAATTAAATTCTGTTGAAAACTCTGGTAGTTTTACTTGGCACGGATACAGAGTATCCCTGTTAAGAAAAGTGGATAATGCTTCCATCTATCAGATGGCTAAAGATTTCCATAACTCTTTAAAAGCAAGTAGCGCCAAAGCAGAAACAAAAGAAGAATCTAATTACTAGATTCCTCTAGTTTTTTAGAGGATAGGGGCAGGAAAGCGAGAGTGGAACTGCCCCGACCCGGGATCATTATGGAAAAAGAATTTATAGAATTATTTAAAGGTTATGAAGGTGACTTCGGCATAGCCGACATGTCTAACACTTCAATAGACTCCGATAAAAATAAAATTAAACCAAATTATGAATGGGCAGGTCGCCCGATTACAGACAAGGATTATTTAGATCATTTAGCAGGGAAAAAATCAATTGGAATTCAACCATGTAGAATAGATAAGACTGTTCAATTTGGGTGTATTGATGTTGATCCACCTGACTATGGTGCATTTAAAATCGAAAAGTATTTAGCTTCAATTCAACAGCACAAACTTCCTATAGTCCCAATTTTATCTAAAAGTGGAGGTTTACATTGTTATGTATTTTTAAAAGAATCCATTCCAACTATTGATTTAATAGAGGCATTAAAAGCTTTTCTGCTTCCTCTAGGATTAAAACCAGCTACTGAGGTTTTTCCGAAACAGAAAGAACTACAGAAGGATGATAAAGGAGATATAAAACCAGGTAACTTTATTAACCTACCCTACTATAATAATGGTGGATCGAATAGATATGCCATAGACACGAATAATTCTAAACTATCAATTGAAGAATTTATAAAATTTGCCAACGAATCTAAAGTAGATAATGAAACTTTAACTAAACTTATTGAAGAAGCTCATAGAAATATATTACTCGGTACCGATCCAGAATTTGAGGATGGTCCTCCATGTCTAGCACTGTGTTCTAAAACTAAACTAGATGATGGCAGAGATCGGTTTATGTATAACTATATGGTCTTTGCTAAAAAGAAATACAAAGACAAATGGCCTGATCAAGTATCAAAAGCAAACTATAGTTATCTAGAAGACCCTTGGGATAAAGCAAAACTAGACTCTAAAATTAAAGCATGGAGCGGAGATACAGCAGGACATACCTGTTACGAAGATCCAATTCAAGATAAATGTATGCGAAGTCTTTGTTACAAAAGACCTTTCGGAGTTAAGTCCGATAAAAATAATACTTTTCCTGAAATCACAGATTTTCAAGTAATAAAATATGTAGAACCTGAATATAGATTCAATGTTGTTATGCCTAATGGTGATAAAATGGGAGTTGTAATTCCTAATCTTAAATCAATGACAATACAGGGTGAACTTTTAAGGTTAATATGGTCTCAGACATTTATTAAATTTGACACTTTAAAACCAAAAGTATTTGACGCCAAACTTAATGAATGGAGTAAAAATATTCAAAAGATTACGCCGCCTAAAGGAACTCAACTAGAAGATAGACTAGAAGAAGAACTATATCAAAAATGTATTAATGGCCCACAGGCACAGGAAAGAAGTCACATTTATAATGGATCTTGTTTTACAGAAGGAGGATTTCATTACTTTAGATGGGACTCATTCCTTGAACACCTAGGTAGTGGATGGAAGATTCCAGGAGAAAAAATGGCACAAATATTAAAAGACAAGTGTCATGTCAAATTTAATCATTCATTCAACGTGGAAAGCAAAACTTTGAAAGTATGTAAAGTAGCACAATTACATACTGATCTGATAGAACATAAACCCGTAGAAAGAAAAGGAACAAACTATTAATGGCTAGAT